ACGGCGACAATTCCCTTGGAACCATTGCAAACACCGGGCGGCTTGCCAGCGTATCTGAAGGTGGCGTGAGCATTTCCTTTGCCACTAGCACCGCCGGGACTACCGGGGATGCTGAGTACCAGCTTACTTCCTACGGCTTGCAGTTTATTTCGATTCGGAACCGGCACATCGTGCCTATTATGATTCGATAAGGAGACCGTCCCATGGCGGTAGTTGGAGACATCGGACTTGACCTGACACCAGAGGGCAGAGCGGCGATGGAGCGCCTGAACGAACTGGCCGATGTGACTATAGAGGTAGGGTATCAGGCAGGCCAAGAGGCGGCTGACGATGAAACATCACTGGCCGAGGTTGCCTACTGGAACCACTACGGAACCCTCCACAAAGACGGTTCTGTGATGATTCCGGCCCGTCCTTTTATGGACACCATCAAAAAGCACTCGGATGAACTGTCAGAGTTTTCGCAGCAGGCCCTGTCCTCATTGGAAACAGCTGATGCAGTTGCCAATGCGATAGGTTCGCAGGCAAAGTCCATGATCCAGGATGCAATCAAGGATGAGGAATGGGCACCCAATGCGCCCATTACCATCGAGGGCGGCTGGATGATGAATGAATATGGCAAGAAAGGCCCGGTGCCTGTGCATATTGAGGGCAAAAGTTCCACGAAGCCCCTGATTGATACGGGCACTTTGCGTCAGAACTGCCAGTACGTTATCACGAAAGGAAAGAAATGAACATCTTTAAGCAGATGTACACTGTGCGCCGCTATAAGGACACCAGCTGGGACAGCGGCACGGCCGAAACAACTTACTCGGATATGCAGCTTCCGCTCGATGTACAGGCCAAAACGCGCCGCAATCAGGATGATGCTTCCGGCCGTTCTACGACCGGCATTCTGACCGTGTATAGCGATGTCCAGCTTTTTCCTACGGAACCGGATAAGCAAATGACCGGTGACCGCCTGCTTTACATGGGGCAGTGGTACGCCTGTAAATCGTCCATCTACTGGGGAAATACAATCCTGAAGCACTGGATATCGGAGTTTGAAGCCGTTGAGGGCGAGAAAGGGGAGAACGCCAATGACACCAGCTGAGTGTCGTGAGAAGGTTCGGCTCATGTTTGTGGAACTGTACCCCCATTGCACGGTGATTTACAGCTATCCCAATTCCGTGCGCCCACCACTCCCGTATGTCGTTCTGGATTTTGAACGCATCGACCAGGTTGGTTCGTTTGAGCGTATCGAGGACGGTATTCTTTGGCAGGAAAAAAGCAAGCACATTCCGTTTTCTGCTGAACTGGTCACCGAGAGCAAGACAGAGCACGCCGCCGGGGTGAAAAAGGTTGGTTTGTCAACGGCCGTAGATGACCTTGAGCAGGCTGTTCAGTTCTTTGACAGCCAATACGCGGGTGACAAAATGCGCGCCATGAACATCACGGTATGCGCAGACGGATCACCTGAAGCAATCCACAACAGCGCGCCCGGCGTAGAGAGGGCGCGCTGTTCCTTTTATGTGGACTTTGTGCAGAGTACGAAGGAGTACGCTGCTTTGGCTCCGGCTGACGGAGAATATTCGGAAGACCATGCCAGCGCGGCATCCAAAACGGTCGCGGACATGAAAGCCGGATGGTTTGATGAGGTTGAAGTCGAGAAGAAATTTGAAGATGAGTAAAGGAGTGAAAGCAACGTGAATATCGACAAAATCGTTGAGGTCAATATCCAGATTTCTGAGGCGATGTCCATCGATGGCGGCTACGATACCATTCTTATCATGGGCCCTCTGCCGAAAACGCCCGGTGGTCGTGTTACGCC